GAGAGCAAGCGATCTTGAACTGGGGCGAAGACAACGAGTTCGTTGTCACCGAGCACAATAGACGCTGCGAGAATTTGTAATGCGCGGGGTGCATGACCCCGACGTTCGGGACACTCGTGTTGCCGGACTGGTCGGCACGTTTAAGTATTGGGGGCCGTCCGTCATCGCGCTCATTGGCGTTTTGTTTGCCAACTGGGCTGGGCTGATTGGCGAACGAGCTGATCAACGTTCGCGGTCTGAGACTGAGGCAGAGCGGCTTATCTTGGATAGGCTTGATCGCATGGAGTCGCGATTGGTCGATTCAGAGGCGCTTGTTGATCAGCTTCGCAACGAGCGCGCGGAGCGATTGCGCGACATCACCAATTTGGAGATCGAGCTGGCAAAGCTGTCGAACGTTCGGCCACTTCAGATCATCATCGACTTTCTCGATGACGTGCCAGCCCCGGCTTGGTGTAAGCGACGGCGAACTGACGGGGTTTTTGTCGTCGTTCACATTAACCCTTTGTATGAGGTGTTGTACGGCATCTCGGTTGAGCGCTATCGCGGCACGAGTGACTATGACAATCACCCGCTCGAAAAGGCGACGCAATACCAAGAGCACGATCAAAGGATTTGGGACAGCAAAGGCGGCGATCGATTTGTAGAATCAGCGCGGACCGCCAACGGTGAAATTGTCTCGGTTGAAGTGTTTAAGTTCTATCACGTAATCGATTCGACCGAAACGGGTTATATTTGTGGCTTCCAAGTCTCAGACTATGAGCCAATGTTATCGGAGTATTTGCATGGCCAAGAAAGCGACCAAAAAGAAGGCTTCCAAAAAGAAGGCTGGAAAACGGTTAACAGACTGCGCTACTATCGCGCACAGGCGGCATTATGGCGGCGACCCAATTCAATACGGCGAAGAGATTTTGAATCGCACCACCCAACTCATCGACGACGGCTTGACGTCGATGACCGAGCTGGCCGAACGTCTGATGGTCTTGCCTGCAACGCTTTTTTACTGGGCAGAGATGTATCCCGAGTTCAAGCAGCAATTCCACCGCATTCACCGGCCCCGTGGACGCCCTACCAAGTACCATCCGATGCTTTGCGATGTCGTCATTGGCGTGGGCGCGGAGGGTGGATGGCTGGCTGAAATGGCCGTCGCTTGTGGCGTGTCCGAACCAAGCACTCTCGATGACTGGTCTGAGAAGCACCCAGAGTTTTCACAAGCGTACAAAGAGGCAAAACGATTATCACGCGCCTGGTTCGAGCGAACTGGACGCCAAGGCATGCCCATGGGCGGCGGTTTCAACGCCCAGTTGTGGCGCGCTCAGATGGCCGCTCGATTCCCGAAGGATTACACACAAACGAACAAACACCAATTGACCGGGGCCGAAGGCGGACCGATCAAGACCATCACCGCCGACATGTCGCCCAAAGAGGCGGCGGAAGCCTATGCGGCCACCTTGCGTAACGACGAAGGCTGAGTGGCCGCCGGATTACCGGGCAGTATTCGAGTGGAGGCAGCAACAGGTCAGGCTGCTCCGCGACAACCCCACGCTGCTGGCCGGTGCGCTCGCATACTACGAGACGCGCCCAGTTGAGTTCATCACACACTGGCTGGATACATACGATCCTCGAAACGCGATCACTGGTTTGCCGATCGCTTTGCCATTCGTTCTCTTTCCCCGTCAGGCCGATTTGGTCGAGTTCTATTTGGCGCTGCTCGAAGGCGAAGGGGGCGGGCTGATTGAGAAGTCTCGCGACATGGGGGCCACGTGGCTCAGCGGGGCATTCTCGGTCTGGGCTTGGCGCTTCGTCCCCGGCTCATCAATTGGCTGGGGATCGCGCAAAGAGACGTTGGTGGACAAGCTGGGCGATCCTGATTCAATCTTTGAAAAGATTCGCATGATGATCCGAGGGATGCCCCCATTCTTCTTGCCACGCGGCTTTAGTGCCGATGAGCACCTTCACTACATGCGCGTGATCAATCCTGAGAATGGGGCGACGATCACTGGTGAGGCTGGCGACAATATCGGTCGTGGCGGGCGCAAGACGATGTACTTCAAGGATGAGTCAGCGCACTACGAACGGCCCGAGCTGATCGAAGCTGCGCTGGCTGATAACACGCGATGTCAAGTTGACATCTCATCGGTCAACGGTCTGGGCAACGTGTTTCATCGACGGCGAGAGACGGGTGTTGTTTGGGAGCCGGGCGCGCCTATCGACAAGGTGAAAGCAAACGTCTTTATCATGGACTGGAGCGATCACCCGATGAAGGATCAGGCATGGTACGACCAACGCAAAGCCCAAGCCGAGGCCGCAGGACTTTTGCACGTCTTCGCTCAGGAGGTTGATCGTGACTATGCCAGTTCAGTGGATAACGTTGTCATCCCGGCGAAGTGGGTGGACGCATCGATCGACGCTCACAAAAAGCTGGGCTTTGGCAAGGGCGGGATTCCCATGGGTGCGCTGGACGTTGCCGACGAGGGCGGCGACAAGAATGCCATAGCCATCAGACGCGGACCGCTTGTCACGCTTGTCAAGGACTGGGCGAAGGGCGACACTGGGCAAACGACTCGGACCGCCATTCAGATCATCGACGGGATGAAGATGCGCTTCATGTACGACTGCATCGGTGTCGGCGCTGGAGTCAAGGCGGAGGCGAACCGGCTGGATAAGGCGGGCAAGCTTAAGGGCATCAAGTTTGTCGCTTGGAATGCCGCCGCCGCTCCGAACAACAAAGATGAGCCGATCGATCCGAACGATGATGATAGTCCGACGCCTGGCCAGCTGTACTCAAACCTCAAGGCTCAGGCTTGGTGGGAGTTGCGCAAGCGATTCGAGCGGACCTATCAAGCCGTTGAGCAAGGCGCAACGTTCGAAGCCGGTGAGCTCATCTCGCTGCCATCTGATCTTGAGAACCTTGCTGCGTTGCGCAAAGAGCTCAGCCAGGCGCTGAGTCAGGTATCATCGACCACATTGAAGTTGAAGATCGACAAGAAGGGCAAGGGCATGGCATCGCCCAACCTCGCTGATGCGCTGGTGATGTGCTTCTGGCCGGTGGCCAACGATACTTACACGCTGGAGAACATTCGATGAGTAACGTCATTCCGCTGCTGCTCAAGGACGGGCTGCGCAACCTGACCAGCTTGCTCGGAACAGATCGCGACAAGGGAAGTGCCAACGAATACTTCCACCGCGTTCTGCGCCAAGATCAACTGCTCAACGCATTCCGCAACAGCTGGTTGCCCAAGCGCATCGTTACCACTGTCGCGTTCGACTCCGTTCGACGCTGGCGTCGTTGGAACGGCGATGCCGAACAAGTCAAAGTGATTGAGTTGGTTGAATCTCGGTTGAACGTCGCCAACAAAGTCTTCGAAGCGCTGCTGCGCGCACGGCTCTTCGGTGGCGCGGCGATCTACCTGGTGACTGACGATTCCCAGACGGAGTTGCCGTTGGCGGTGGGCGACAAGGGCCGCGCTTCGCTCATCGGGCTGAACGTCTTGTCCATGGACGATTTGGCCGTGGGTGAGATCAACAAGAATCCGCTCTCCCCGAACTTCGGCCAACCGGACTTCTTTAGAACGCACGAGGGCGACATTCACCCCTCTCGGCTCGCGATTTTTCACGGCGAGTCCACGCCCATCTCTGAGAAGACGAAAGGCTCAGCGGGTTATTGGGGAGACAGCGTGCTGCAATCGGTCTTCGATCAGGTCAGCCAGGCCGATGGAACCAGCGCCAACATCGCATCGCTGATCTTTGAAGCAAAGGTGGACGTTTTCAAGATTCCGAACTTCATGCAAAACATCGGCGATGAGGACTATCAGAAAGACATTCAAGAGCGGGTCCGACTCGCCAGCCAGACTAAGGGCAACATCGGCTCCCTGTTGATGGACGCCAAAGAGGAATATGACAGCAAAACGATGAGCTTCGGCTCGCTGGACGGCGTGCTGATGACCTTCATGCGGCTGTGCTGCGGTGCGGCTGACATCCCGGCGACCCGGCTGCTGGGCGTCAGCCCCGGCGGTCTCAACTCAACGGGGGAAAGCGACTTGCGCAACTACTATGACAACGTAGGCGCGGAGCAGCGAATGAAGATGACTCCGGCCATGGTTAATCTGGATCGGATGATTGTCCGAACTGCGTTGGGCGACGAAAGCGCAGACATTTTCCCTGAGTGGAGGCCGCTGTGGCAACCGACCGAGCAGGAGGTTAGCGAGAATGGCAAACGGCTTGCCGATTCGATCAAGACGCTCACCGATACGGGCCTGTTCAGCGAAGAGGATTTGGCTCCGGCTGCGGCCAATGCAATCGTTGAGGCGCGGTTGCTGCCGACTTTCCGGTTGGGCGCGCTGCCCGACAGTGAAGACGATTTGGACGAAGGCGTTGAGGTGATCGGCGATGCTGAGCCGCGACCGCTGTATGTGTCTCGGCCTGTGCTGAACGGTGAGGCGATTCTGGAATGGGCGCGCTCGCAAGGCATCCAGAACCTGTTGCCTGAAGATGAACTGCACGTGACGCTGATCTACTCGAAGGGCGCTGTCGATTGGATCGAGATGGGCCAGGCCTGGAGCGGCGAGGATGCGACGTTGACTGTGCCGGAAGGTGGGCCGCGCGTTGTTCAGTTCCTGGGACCAAACAAGGATGTCGCGGCGCTTCTGTTCGCCAACAGCGAGCTGGACTGGCGTCATGAAGAGCTCAAGCGCAAAGGTGCGTCTTGGGATTGGCCCGAGTACAATCCACACGTAACACTTAGCACCGATCCGGGCGTGGACCTCGAAGATGTTGAGCCATACCAAGGCGTCATCGAGCTGGGGCCGGAACGATTCGAAGAGGTGAGGTTGTAATGACTAAGATGCAATTCACGGACAGGCTGGTGGTCGATAGCAGACGCAAGACGCCTGAAGGCTATCTGGTTGGCTCGGCTCCGGTCGCTCGCACCGGCATCCAAGTCTACACAGGCGATGAGATGGGCCGACCGGACTTGGACGTTGTTCGCGTCTACCGTCCGCCTGAATCGGTGTTCCACAAGGATTCGATGTCGAGCTATGCGCACCGGCCTGTGACCATCGGCCACCCGGATCAGCTGGTGACTTCCGACAACTGGAAAAAGCTTGCTGTGGGCCAGACAGGTGACGAGGTTGCACGCGACGGTGACGTGATTCGTGTGCCGCTGGTCCTGATGGATGAGGCGGCGATCAAGCAACACGAGAACGGCCTCATTGAAATCTCGATGGGGTATACTGCTGACATCGAATTCGTGGATGGAAAAACGCCGGAAGGCGAGTCTTATGACGCCATCCAGACGAATCAACGCATGAACCATCTTGCGCTGGTGCCCAGAGCGCGCGGTGGGTCCAAACTTCGACTGGGTGACGACAATGGAGATGCAACCATGACTCGAAAGGTGACCATCGA